CCCGACAGGTAGGCGCCCGACAGGTTGGCGTGCGACAGGTTGGCGCCCGACAGGTAGGCGCCCGACAGGTAGGCGCCCGACAGCTCGGCGCCCGACAGGTCGGCGCGCGAGCCACCTTCGCCACGGAGCCACTTGCGATGCTCCGCCAGAATGTGCGGGAGATTGTCTTTCGTGGTGGTCATGGGGTGGTGTCCCTGGTGTGTGGTGAAGTCCGTTGTGATGACGGACATTCGCACTCAGACACACCGCCCCGTCAGTGTCAAGATGAATCAACCGCCCGTGTCGGGCGGCTTCGTGGCGCTGTCGGGCATGAGGGGCTGGGGCGCGGGCTCGCGGTTCCGCGCGTGCCGCACATTGGCCCCGAACCAGTTCAGCACCCGCCACACGGTCGCCATGGGCTCCGCCTGCGGCGCGGGGATCGTCGCCACCAGCCACGCGGCAGCGCCGCTCACGGCCAGCACGTAGGGCACCAGCCAGGCGGCGCTCGGGATCAGGGTCAGGAGGTCGATCAGGTTCATGTGGCTCTCCGGGCTGAATTCATCCAGCCCGGAGAGTCTAGGCTACGTGCCGTCCGGCTTCAATGCGGACAACCACGCCGGTGCGACCACCGCGCCCTCGGGCGCGCATGTGGCGGGCTCCGCCCAGCACGCCCCAGCGAACGGGCAGAACCGGCAGCGAAAGTCGTCCGCATTGGCGGCGCACCGCGGCAGATCCTCGGGGCGCCGCGAGCTCACCACGCGCAGCCCCTTGTCGCTGGCGGCTTGCGCCGTCGCGATGTCCAGTGGCACTATTTCCACATACACCTCGCAGGTGTCTTGGCACTCGGCCGTGAACATGGCGTACTTGAGGTCCATGTAGGCCATGTAGATGTTCACCTGCGTGTAGTAGATCGGCTTGGATTTCTTGAGGCCGTGGCGCTTGAGGTCTTTGAAGTTCTTCGCGTTCAGGCCCTTATGCTCCCACAGGAGAGGGTAGGGGAGGGCCGCGGCCCATTCGCCGGACGCCGGATTGATCCAAAGATTGTGCTCCCACCCCAAGATTTTTCCGTCGATGTGCCCGGCGATACGCGCCTGTCCGGTTTCGCGGTCGCGTGCCACGCCGAAGCCAAGCTGGCCGCCCCGGTCGCCTGTTTGCAAGTCGAACCCGGCCTCCCGCAGATACCGCGCCATCCTGTCCTCGGCGTGGTGCCCGCGCTCGAAAATCCTCAGCGTCCGGCCGGTGAACCCCTTGCCCTCGTCCTCCGGGGCGCGGTGCCACTCATAGCCCAGGCGGCGCTCGCAGTCCTCGCCCAACCGGCTCCCGCCCAGGTAGCCGCGTGGCGTGTCCTGCGCGCGCTGCGCGCTCCACCCGGCATCCACTAGGGCATTGATGTGCGCCAGCTCGGGGCGCTCCGCGCTTTCATCGGTCAGCTTGACCATCACCCTGTCCTCCAGACGCGAATTGTGCCGTCATCCATTTCCCGGAGGGAAAAGTCCCGGCCCAGCCGGCAGCCGAACCCGTAGGCGGCGGACTGAATTGCGCTTCGCGTGTGGCGGGGGTGGGTCCGGAAGCTGTCTCCCACCTCCATCTTGTCCCACGGATACACAACCTCCGCCCCCCTCCCCTTCCCTGGATTCGATACTCGCCCCACGCGCCGCGGTGGAAGGGGGATGCCCTTCTCGACCGGGATCAGATCGGGGTCCGCCGTCACCATCGCGGCTGTCACCGGCGCCCTCTCGTTCAGCCATGTCATCGTCCACCCCCTCCAGCGCCGCGGCCCGCGCGCTCGCGGCCTGCGCCGCTCTCCACACCTGATTGTCCGGATGCACCGTCCAGCACGCCAGACACATCCACGCGCCGGAGATCCCGAACGATGCGCTGCGCGGCGCGCCGCACACCTGGCAGGTGCGATCGGTGGGCGGCTTGAGCGTGGGCAGTCTTGCCATCGCTCATCCCCTCGCCCCCATCACCTTCGCCCTGATCGCGTTCTGCGACCACTTCCACGTCATCAGGCACGCGGCCCGGTAGCGCGTGACGCCGATCGCCTCCATGGCGGACACCCCCAGCGCCTCGCGCTGCCGGTCGCTGATGGGCATGGTTAGCCATCGCTTGGTCTTGGCGGCGGCGCCCGCGTCGCCGCACTCGCGCATCCAGTCGTCGCCGGCGGCCAGCGCCAGCAGCCGGTCGTTCTGCCGGGCCGCCAGCAGGTGCACGCCCTTGCGCTCGCCCTCCGTGGCGCCCCCCACGGCGAACCACTCGCCGGCCACGTTCACCACAGCCGCCCAGGACTCGAACGAGCACGCCATCCAGACGGCGCCACTCCACAGTTCCTCCCACGCAAAGGGGCTCTGGTTGAACAGGTCCACCTCCGTCAGCACGAAGTCGGCCAGAGCCTCCTTCTCCTTGGGCGCCACCAGCGCCAGGCCGCACGCCTTGCAGGTCTGCGCATTGGCCGCGTTCTCGTGCCCGCAGCCGGTGCACACCCGGGGCGCCTGGCTTACGTCCTGCTTCGGCCACTCGTAGCCGCACATGGGGCACTCGGGGCAGGCGTCCGGAATTGTCGTGTTGCATTGCGGACAGTCCTTGCGCCCGTGGTCCTGGCGGAGCGCGTGCGCGTCCGCCTCGATCGAGCCGTGCGTGAGGATGGACGTTCCGAAGTCCAGCACCACGCAGTCGGTCTTGACGATGCCCGGGTATCGCTCCGGGTCCAGCTTGCGCAGGCCGCGCCCCACCATCTGGATCATGGTGGACTTGAACGAGCTGGGCCGCAGCAGCACCACGCATGACACAGGCTGGCAGTCCCACCCTTCGGTGAGCACCGCCACGTTCACGATTATCTGGATCTCGCCGCGGTCGAACGCCGCCAGGACGCGCTCGCGCTCGCCGCCGGCCATGGAGCCCTCGACCACGGCCGCCTTGTAGCCGGCCGCCTGCCAGGCGGCGGCGACGTGCTCGGCGTGGGCCACGTTGGCGCAGAACACCACCGTGCGGCGGTCGCCGGCGACCTTTGCCCATTCCTCCACCACGCGGGTGTTCACCGGCGCGTGGTCCATGATCGCGGCCACCGCCTCCATGTCGAAATCGGACGGCAGCTTGCGCACCGATTCGAGCTGGGTGCGCACACCAACGTCGATCACGAAGGTGCGCGGCCTCACCAGGAACCCGCCCTCGATCAGCTCGCGGTAGCTGATCTGATCGGCCACCGACCGGAATACGCTGGAGAGCCCGCGCTTGTCCCCGCGCATGGGCGTGGCCGTGAACCCGCCCAGCAGCAGGCCCGGGTTTTTGCGGCGCAACAATTCGATCGTCTTGATGTAGCTGTTGGCCGTGGTGTGGTGGGCCTCGTCCACCAGCACGGTATCGACGTGGGGCACGTCGCCAGGGTCCAGCTTGGCCAGCGCGTTGACCACGCTGCCAACCATGCCGAACGTCCAGCCCTTGCGCTCCCACCGCTTGCGGTCCGCGGTGTAGAGCGACAGGGGCGTGGATGGGTTGACCTTGTGGAAGGTTCGGGCGTTCTGCGTGACCAGTTCATCGCGATGCTGGAGCACCAGGCCGGCGCCGCCCAGGGCGCCGCCGACCGCGGAGAGCATCACCGTCTTGCCGGCGCCTGTGGGGGCGACGGCAAGGGTGCTCTTGTGCTCATGCAGCGCCGCGACGAACCGATCCACCAGCGCCTTTTGCCGGGGGCGGAGCTGCATGTCAGGGCGCCGGCTGCGCCGGGTTCAACTCGCACCCGGCGCAGCCGATCGGCAGGCGCGAGCACTCCGCCAGGATGATGTCATGGTCCTGGCCGCAGTCAGGCACGGCAGCAAGGAACGCGCCGAGAGCGCGCAATTCGGCATTGCACGTGGCGGCGGGCGGAACGGTGGTGTCGTTCATGTGATCCCTGTGGTGTGTGATGGCGTGGTGGCGTCCGGCGGCAAACGTAGCGCCGCCGGACGTAGGCTGACATTCACATTCTTGTAATGCAACAGGAATGTGCTAACGCGAGCGTTAATCTTCAATCATCATCAGAACGGGATATCGTCATTGACAATGGCGCCCGCGCCACCGACCGGCGCCGGGGGGCTACCGGCCGGCCCACCGACCCACGCGGGTTGCGCCATGGCGTTGGGCCGGGGTGCCGCCGGCGCGCCGAAGCCACCGAACGAGCCGGGGGCCGGCGCCGCGCTGAGTCGCTGCGCATGCGCCGGAGTGCTCGACTCCCCCGGCTTGTCGCCCGCCTGGAGGCGCGACCAGTCGTTGGCCGAACCCGACTTCGGGTTCGGCGTCAGGAAGCTCTCGATCTTGTTCTTGTCGCCGTAGCCGGAGCCGGCCTGCGCCTTCTCGATGCCGACCTTCACGCCAATGTAGCGGCCCGCCTGGATGCCGCGCTGGATGATGTCGAAGCAACCCTGGAACGTGGCGAGCTCCGGCCGCTGGTAGGTGTTCGGCTGGCCGGGCACGCAGACGCCCAGCGCCTCCAGCATACGCACGAGCTGGCCCTGCCCCATGGTGCGGTAGCCCTCGCTGTGGGCCGCGTCGTCCGGATTGGCGACGAACCCCCACACCTTGCGGCGCTGGAACGGGCCGCTGGCCAGGACGACCTCGATGCTGGCCTGCTCGCCGCCGGTGGACTTGCTGCGGGCGAACTCCTTCACCATCACGGTGGCCCAGGCCAGCGTGCCGGCCGGGATCAGGTCCATGGAGCCCTGGCTGGCGGTTTCTTCGGTGAAAACGGGCATGTGCCCCTCTCTCTTTCTTGTGTGTGTCGATGGAATGGGTGCGACGGCGCGCGATGCGCGCCGGGTCAGTGGATGACGCGGCCAATCTTCTCGATCAGCTTGCCCAGGTCCGCGGGCTCCACCATGTCGAGCTGCGACGAACGGTCCTTGGCCAGCAGCCCCCACGGGTTCTGCGTGCAGACCATGCCGCGGATGGTGCCGCCGTCCGGATTGAACTGCATGGTCTTGGCGCCCGTAACCGGGTCGTCCGCCAGGTCGAAGCGGCCGAGGCTCACCACGTTGTCGAAGATCCCGGGCAGCTCGCGGCCGGCTTTGCCGCCCTCGATCTGGATTTCCCAGGTGATGCGGTTCAGGTCGTCCTTCTGCTTGTCGAGGATGCCGGCGGCGATGACGTTGTAGGGCGCGTGCTGCACGCGGGTGAGCCAGCGCACCATTTCGCGGCCGTGCAGCCCGTAGGCACCGCGGGTGTCCTTCTTGCCCTTGTCGCTGATGGACGCCTCGTGGGCGTCCGCCCAGGCGAAGCTCCAGCGCGACACCACGGTGATGCTGTCCACGAACAGGGTGCGGATCGTGCCGAACAGCTCTGCCGGATCGCCCAGGCGCGACTTGTAGGTGGCGTAGGCTTCGGGCGAGTAGGGGCCGGGAATCAGGCCGGACGGCTGGCGCTCGTAGTCGCTGGTGTCGGGGCCCGACAGCAGGCAGGCGACGGCGCGGCACAGCTCCCAGGGGTGCAGCCCCAGCGCGGTGGCTGTGGGCAGCAGCTCCAGCACGCGGCCGCCCCAGGAGCCCAGCGAGCGCGTGCCCGCCTCGCCGTCCAGGAACAGGGTGGTCTTGGGGTCGAGGCTCCGGGCCAGGTAGGTCTTGCCCGAACCGGACGGCCCCAGCAGGGCCATCTTGACGGCCGGCGGGCGGGACAGCCTCTCGTCGGCGGAGACGAAGCGCAGCCCGGCGGGCTGCGGTGTGGTGGGTGTGGTCACGTGGATGCTCCGTGGTGTGTGGTGCCCAGCAAGTCCACCGGCTTTCCGATCAGATCGCCCAGCCCAACCAGCGCCAGCGCGTAGTCATGCGGCAGGCTGTTGCGCTGCTTCCACTTCTTGGCCTGCTCAGTGTTCGGGCAGGGCTCGATGCGGTGGTGCTCCGCCAGGCGCACGAGATTCGACGGCCCCCCGAAGTGGGCGATCAGTTCGCGTGCGGTGGGGATGGCGGTGCTGGCGGTCATGTCCGGAGTCGATGGTTCTGGTGCGGACAATAGACCACAGGGACACCATGTCCCGCAAGCCCTCAAGTGTTCGTGTGATGATTCGTCCGCAGTTGCGCTTGACAGTGGGGACATAATGTCCCCATAGTGCCGCCGCCGCCCCCCCCTGTCGGGCGGTAAATGTCTTGGAATCAATGATATGCCCAAACCCCGCATGCTGGCGGAACCGTCCGCATCTCCACCCCCGGGTGGAGCGCGCGACCTTGCCCGGCAAGAGCTTGCGCGCCGGCTGGCCAAGGCCCTCCAGGACCGGGACATGAACCAATCCGACCTCGCGCGGGCCTCCGGGCTGCCGCGGGAGCTCATTTCCACCTACGTGCGCGGCGTGTCGTTTCCCACCCCCAAGAGCCTCCGCCGCATCTGCGACGCGCTGCACATGAAACCGGACGACCTGGTGCCCGCCTCCATGGGCATGGTGGCGCAGGACGAGGTGCCTGCGTTCGCCATGACCGAGATCGCCGGGCAGCGCGGCGCGGTGTGGCTCCGCGTCAACCGCATGGTCCCGGCCAGCGCCGCCGCCAAGATTTTCGCCATCCTCCAGGAGATCCAGGAATGAGCGCCGCGCGCACCGTGTCCTGGCTGATCGACTTCTACGATACCCACCACGCGGCCGAGCACGTCACCGACCGCGAGCGCCTGACGCACGCCGCCGCCCCGCTCCGCCGGCACTTCGGCGCCATGGCCGTGGACGAGATTGATGATGTGGAGCTTGTCCGGTATTCCAGCGGACGGCGCCAGGGCAAAAACGGACGGGCCGTGAGCGACTCCACCATCCGCCGCGAGCTCCAGCACTTGCGCGCCGTGATCCGGTTCGCCGCCCGCAACTCGCGCCGCACCGGTGTGCAGCCCGACCAGGTGCCCTTCATTTCCATGCCCGCCGCGGCGGAGCCGCGGTCGCTGGTGCTGACCGACGAGCAGATGGACGCCATGATGGCGGTGGTGCAGCCGGAGCACCTGGAGAAGCTGACCCCCGGTTACATTTTCCTGGCGCTGGCGCGCTGGACGGCGGCGCGCCGCACCGCCATCGAGGATCTGACCTGGGACCGCGTGGATCTGGAGGCGGGGCGGATCGACTATCGAGAGCCTGGCCGCAAGCGCACCAAGAAGCGCCGCGTGCCGGTGCCGATCGACCCGGCCCTGCGGCCGATCCTGGAGCGCGCCCGCGCCGAGCGGGGCAACGACCCCTACGTGGTGCCGGGCGGTGTCTCCACCCGCAAGACCCGGGCTCGCGCCGCCCGCCTGGCAGGCGTGGAGGATGCCACCGCCCACACCTTCCGGCATACTTGGGGAACCAAGGCCGCGCTGCGCGGCGTGCCGCCGGCGGTGATCGCCGCCATGATGGGTGACAGCATCGCTACCGTTCTGCGTAATTATGTTCACGTCACCGAACATGACCTCGCGACGGCTCTCAACGGACAGCCGGCGGACAGGATTGCAGCCAAGTAATTGAACTCTCTGTCCGCAATTGTGGCGGACAAAATCGGACACTGTGTTCGGGACGCAGGGGCCGGAGGTTCGAATCCTCTCACTCCGACCAAGAAAAACCCCGGCTCATCAATGGGATGAGTCGGGGTTCTTGTTTTCCGGACAGCGGCGGAATACTATTCCGGACCCCCTTACGGACAATACCGGACAGCTAGGGTGTTGATTCGCCTGGGCGCCGCTAGATCCACGCGATCGTAGGTTCTTGCCAAGGCGCCCTCCGGCGGTCCCAGCAGAACCAGGCGAAGGCGATCATGCCGCCCTTCGTCTCGTCGCGGCGCTCGTGGTCGCCTCGCCAGAGGGTGAGGCGCTTGCTGAACACCAGCACCCGGTCAAGCTGCGGCCAGAGGTCCGTGCGCTTCTGGCCCTCCAGGAAGGCCAGCCGCAGCAGCAGGCACACCCGCGTGGCGCCCAGCGCCAGGCCGTGCCGGGCGAAGCCGCCGGCCAGCTTGAACGGTGGGTTGGTCACGATGGTGGGGGCCAGGAGCGTGTCGGTGGCCAGGAAGTCCACGCCGCCATCGTGGTAGCCACCGTGGGAGAACAGATCGGTACCAAAGCCGTGGATGTCGTGCTGCTTGAGGCGTTCGCAGATCGCGCCATCCCCGCACGCCGGCTCCCACACGCCACCCTCGGGCCACCGGCCCCGGTCCAGCCGCACCAGCGCATCCACCGCCTCCGGCGGGGTCCGGTAGAAGTCATCCGCCGGGCGTCCGGTGTCGCCGGGTTGGCTGATGCCGATGGTGCCGCGCGTCTCCCGCGCCTTGCGTGCGCGGCCTGTGGGCATGCCTCGCATGCCCACAGAGAAGGCGCTGGCCGGTGCCGCGGGGGTTTCCGGCGGCAATCCCAGCGGCAGGGGTGGCCCCTCCAAGGTGTCGCTCACGCCACCGCCCTCCGGGCCTGCGTCACCGCCCCCGAGTGCGACCACCGGCCATTGTAGTAGCCCCGCACGAAGTAGCGGCGCTGGCCGTTGCACTCGATGATGGCGCCGGTCTGCGGATCTTGCTCCAGCCGCAGCACCACGCCACCCACATGCGCCTCCAGCTTCTTCTTGCGCATGAAGGGGGTCTGGTCCTGCGTCGTGCCGGTCTGGATGCACCAGACATTCCGGACGTTCAGCACCTCCAGCTTGTGGTAGTGCCCGGCGGCCAGCACCGCCGGTTTTTCGCCGCCGTCCAGCGACTCCACGAGCTTTTGCATGGTGTAGCTGGTGGCGTAGGCGCTGCCGCCGCCTGGGTGCACCACCAGCATGGCAGCCTCGGCGCCGGTGTTGCGGTTCCGGAGGATCACGTTGGCCTCCATGAACCCCAGGTCGTGCCAGTCCTTGCGGCCAGTCTCGCGCATCACCTGCTCGCCGCGGCGGCCGACATCCACGCCGAACTTCTGGCCATACCAGCCCTCGTGGTCGTCCCCCCACACGGCATGGGTGGCGATGCCCTTCCGGCGCGGGTAGTGCTCCGCCAGGTAACGGAGCTGCGCATCGAAGCCGTGCGCCTCCGGCAGCAGGTCGTGCACGTTGAACCGCGCCTCGCCCTCGATCCAGTTGCCGGTATTCAGGACGGTCCGGACGCCCTCGGCCGCGAAACGGTCGTAGAGCTCGCCCAGCACGTCCAGCCGGGCATACTTGCTGCCCAGGTGATTGTCGCCGGTGAGGCCGACCACGAAGCGGTTCTGGTTGTCACTCTCGATCACCAGGGGCTCGCGCCCCTTCACGATGGCGGTCTGGTGGGTGCGCTCGATGCGCAGCTTGTTGCCGGCCAGGGCAATGTTGTGCCCCGCGCGTTGCTGCGCCTCAACCCACTTACCGGCCTGGTCCAGCGGCAGCCCAAGGCGCTCCGCCAGATCCGCGACCGGCATGGGGCGCTTGAGAAGCGCCGCGCGCACTTCCTCATCGCTGGCGGGCGGCTTGGGCGCCTTTGGCGCCGGCGCGATCTTCGCCGCGGGCGCGGCCTTTGTGGGGTTGTAGAGGCTCCAGTCCACCTTCATTCCGGACGAAAACTCCATGCGCGCGATCAGCCCCGCGAGATTGCCGTTCGTCAGGCCGAACCGCGCGGCCGCCTCGGAGGCGGCACTGGATCGGCCGTAGGGCGGGCGGATGCCGCGGGGCACGTAGCCGTCGCGCAGCAGGGCGTGCATGGTCTTGATGAAGGCGGCGGCCTTCTTCTTCGGGACAGGGGGCGTTCCCATCAGGCAGCCCCCCGGCCGTAAAGCTCTGGCGATCGCTCGGCGGCCCGGAGCGTGTTCACCATCGTGTCCCAATCGGCGGCCTGGGATTTCTGGATGCGGGCGTATTCCAGGTTCGGGTCATCGAAGAACAGCACCGGCTTGCCAGCCTTGGCGAAGGTCTGGATTTCCTCGGTGACGCCGCGCGACTCCTTCCAGCCGGGCTGCCGCAGCACCAGCAGCCCGTCGCAACGGGCCATGAACGGGCGGTCCGCCGCCATCCAGAACTCGTGGTCCTGGCGCAGAAGCGCGCCGGCGATGTGGGTGTGGGCGATGGGGGAGAACACGCGCACCTCACGGCGCAGCAGCTCGCACAGAGCGTCGGCTGCAAACCTCCACGCCACCGGCTTGCCGTCCGGCGCCGCCGTGTAGGGCGTCGCCAGATACCAGAGGAAGTCTCGCGCAGCCGCGGCGGGCGGGGGCGGGTTCTGCTCCTTCACCTTCGCGCAGAACAGCTCGCGCTCCATCGGAGTCAGGTTGCCCTCGGGGTTCTGCCCCTGGGCGGCGCGGTGGGCTTGCGCCTCGCCCTGCGCCCAGCCCATCGCCCGGTCCAGCGCCGCCCACGGCGGAACGCCCGCCATCATGGCTGCCGCGGGGCCCGGCTTCGGCCGGTCATCCACCACGTTGCCGGTGGCGAAAGCGTCGATCAGGATGCTCATGCAGGCCGCCGCGTGCGCCAGGTGCGAGGCGCCGGACTCCGGGTCGGCGTTCTCGCCATCCAGGAACGCGACGATGTGCCGCTGCCCGGCGGCGAGATAGACGGTGGCGGCCACGCTGGCGTCGCGCCAGTTGTAGGGGCCGTATTTCTCCGCCCCCAGGCCCATCACCCGGGCCATCTCCACCAGCGCGGTGGGCGGGATCAGGTGCATCGGCGTCTTGGTTCGGCCGATCGCGTCCTTGGGGTTGTTCGACAGCGCGCCCAGGCGCGCGCCTGCCGAGATGCCAGGCGCTTCCCGGCCAAGCCACCCCATGTAGGGGCTTCCATCCTGCGGCATGATGTCCTCGTGCGTGGTGTGTGGTGTCCGCCGTTGTCCGGCTTGAATCACACTACGCCTGACATTCCGCACATGCAAGACTCAATTGCGCCGGCGGTTGTCCCGGGGCGGTGGGGCGCCGACCGCGGACACGAATTGCTCCCGCAGGCTGCTCGCGCCGGCCACCTGCGCCACGGCCGCGGCGATCGGCAGCGGCGCGCCGATGCGGGCGGCTGCGAAGTTGGCGGTCGGTGCAATCCCCAGGTCGTAGATGGCTGTTGCCAGCTTTCGCTTCTCGGTCGTGGTTCGGTTCTTGTCCGGCCCAAACGGGTTGAGCGCACTCTGGCCTTGATCCAGCACCACTTGCGCGCCGCTCGCAACGCGGCCCAGCGTCGGGCCCAGCATCGAGGTTGACAGCTCCTTGCGGTAGCGCAACCCGGCGATGATCTGCCACCAGGGATCGACAGCGCCCATCAGGCCCGCCCGGGACACGGCGTTGCCGACCCGGTTTTCCTGCGCGGCTTTCTTCGACTTCTCGGAGTCGAAGATCGCGCTGCGCGCCTCGCCCAGCGCCATTTGCGCCGGCACCGCCAGCACCAGGCTCGCGGCCATCTTGCCGGCCAGCACCAGCTTGTCGCCGGTGGTCAGGTCGCCGTTCTGGAACACGCGTTTGGCCCGCAGCAGCACGTTGTCGTGCACCGCGTAGGCATAAGCCGACAGGTGGAACGCCATGCTGCCCAGCGGCGAGTTGGCCCAGCGCGGCCTCGCGATGGCACCCGGCCGCATCGACACCTGCGAGGTGAACCGGAACAGGGCCGCGCGATAGGTGTCCGCAATGTCCTTGGGTGCCTTGGCCAGCGCCTCCACGGTCATGCCGTCGCCGTTCTTCTTCACCCAGGCGGCAAACGCTTCGTGCTTGTCGCGGGCGATGCCCAGCTCGGCCAGCGCGAAGCTGGCCTGGCGGCCGTGGCGCCCTTCGGCGCCCAGGTCGTTGGCCATACGCCAGATGAACCGCTCACCCACGCCGGTGGCGCCCACGTTCATGCCGTGGGTCCATTGCTCCAGCCCGATGGCGCGGAAATACCGCTCGGCCACGTAGGCTTGGGAGGCGCTGGCCGGCCGCCCGCCGGTCCAGCGCGCCGCAGCCATGCTCCCCGCCAGGGAGTTGGTCATGGCCCCCACGTCCTCCGCCAGCAGGCTCAGCCGCTCGCCGGACTCCTTGCCCATCCAGTAGGCGGTCATGCCGCGCACCTGGTTCCAGGAGTCGATGACACGGCCGCCACGCGCGCCGGCGGTGAACACCTCCGTCAGCGAGGTGAGCGTGGCCTTGGCCAGCAATCCCATCGTGCCCCACAGGCGCACCCAGCCGGCCGCCTTCTGGAGCTTGGGGTTGTTCCAGCTTGCGGTGACGTGTCCGGTTTGCGTCCGCACGAAGTCGCCCACGCGCTCCAGCGCAGCCTCCGCGCCGTCCTTGCGGAAGGCATCGGCCAGCTTGGTCCATGCCTTGTTCTCGGGCCCCATCACCCGCGTGAGCTCACCGCGGCGGGCCGCCGTGTGCGCGTAGCCCACGAGCGTCTGGAGGGGGTCATTCAGCAGGAACGCGGCCAAGTGCTCGTCGGCGCTCTTGGCCAGCACGCGCTCGGACACATGGTCCGGCGCCAGGCCGGGCGCGCCCTTGTGCGCGATCGGGTTCGTGGCGTCGGCGCCACCGTGCTTGATTTGATCCAGCCACGCCTCGGCAGCTTCTTTGGCCTCCCTCGGTCCCAATCCGGACGCGCGATAGGCGCGCTCCGCGGCCTGGAGGAATCCGGGCTGGTTTGCCCACACCGAGTCCGTGTCCAGGCGACGGGGGAAGTAGCCGCGCTTGATTTCCCCCACCTCGACACCGTGGCCCACCATGTAATCGCGCTGGCTCTTGAGCCAGTCGCGGATGCCGGCGGCGGCGTCGTGCAGCGGCGAGCCCGACCGGATCTGGCTGGGGTTTTGCACCAGGCGCACCAACTGCTCCATGCTCGCCTTGTCCTTGGCCATCTTGCCCAGGACCGTGTTGAGCTGGTTCACCGATCGGTTGAAGTGCTGTTCCACCCCCTCGCTGTAGGTGGCGCCCTTGCCGGTGCCGGCGCGGCCAGCGTTGGCGTGCCACGAGTCCAGGAACTCGTGCAGCGCGCCCCGTGCGCCTTCCGGCAGCCGGTCCGCCATGGCCCGCATGGCGATGCCGTCGCTGTAGGTGGCGGCCCGCACGAACGCCGTGGTGGCGCGCAACGGCCCCGGCATGGCGTTGTCTATCCGGGCCGCCAGCGGTGCGCCCGCGCCGCTCCCGCGCGGGGTGCGGGCATCCAGCGCCTTGGCCGCGCCGGCGGAGGCGGAGAACGCCTCGTTGGCCTCCTTGAGATTGTCGATCCAGCCGCCCATCAGCTTCTTGCTGACCGGCCCGAACAGGAACCGCCAGAAGTCCGGGTCGCCCGGCGGGAAGCCGCCGTAGAGCTTGTTGCCCAGCCCCTTGTTCACCTCGTC